AGTAAGAAGGATGAGTGGCTACATAGAGAAGAGAAAGAAAGTGTAGCTTATCCTTGGGAGGGACTGAATAAGAAACTCTATGGTATGCGTAAGGGTGAGTTAGTCACCTTGACAGGGGGTACAGGACTAGGTAAGTCTAGTGTGACTAGAGAACTTGAACATCATCTTATTAAAAATACAAAAGATAATGTAGGTATTGTAGCACTAGAGGAGAACTGGTTGCGTACTGCCGATGGTATTGTTTCTATTGAAGCTAATGATAGGATATACTTATCAGAGAAACGTTCTAAGTATACAAGCGATGAACTCCATACTTTGTTTGACAAAGCTATTGAGAAGGGTAGAGTATTTATTCATGCCCATCTTGGTGCAACAGACATTGATGAGATATTCTCTAAGCTGAGATATATTATTGTAGGGTGTGAGTGTGACTGGGTTGTAGTTGACCACCTTCATATGCTTGTCAACGTACTAACTGAGGGTGACGAAAGACGTGGTATTGATATGTTAATGAATAGATTACGTAGCTTAGTTGAAGAGACTGGTGTAGGTATGATACTGGTATCACATTTACGTAGAGCACAAGGCGATAGAGGACATGAAAAAGGTATACAAGTGTCCCTTTCTCACCTCAAAGGTTCACAAGGAATAGCACAATTGTCTGATTGTGTTATTGCATTAGAGAGAAACCAACAAGCAGAGAATCCAGAGGAAGCTAACATAACTAAGGTTAGAGTCTTGAAGTCAAGGTATACTGGTGATACTGGTATGGCTTGTAGTTTAAAATATGACATTGATACTGGTAGATTACATGAAGTGACAGAGGAGGAAACATTTACAAATGAATCTTATTTTTGATATAGAAACAGATGACCTTGATGCTACTAAGATATGGTGTATTGTAGCTAAACAAGTTGATGGACAAGTATATAAGTTTGGACCAAATCAAATTGAAGATGCACTAGACTTATTACATAGTGCTAAAGTTTTAATTGGTCATAACATTATAGGTTTTGATTTACAGATACTTAAACGATTACATAACTTTGTGTATCGAGGTAAGGTAATAGATACTCTTGTTATGTCAAGACTTTACAATCCAGTCAGAGAGAATGGACATAGTCTCAAGACTTGGGGTTATAGATTAGGTATACCTAAACAAGAACAACCAGAGTTTGCTAACTATACACCACAAATGCTAGACTATTGTGTACAGGATGTTAAACTGAATGAAGCTGTATATAAGTTCTTACAGAAAGAAGGACTAGGATTTAGTAAGCAGTCCTTTGACTTAGAGCAAATGACTTCTGCTATTATATGTGAACAAGAAAGAAATGGTTTTCATTTTGATAGTAAACAAGCTATGACTTTGTTAGCAGAGCTTAAACAAAAGATGGCAGATGTAGAGGATGAAGTACAGAAAACATTTAAACCTAAATGGGTTGATGATAAACAAGTTACACCTTACATTAAGAAGGATGGTGAACTTAGTAAGCGAGGACTTACAGATGAGGAGTACGTACATTGTATGAACACACAAAACTTTCAACCCTTCATGCGTAAGAAGTTAGTTGATTTTAATCTCGGTAGTCGTAAACAAATAGGTGAGTATCTTGTTGACTTTGGTTGGCAACCAGAAAGGTTTACTCCTACTGGTCAACCTATTGTGGATGAGAGTACACTTAAAAAGATTACCCACATCAAAGAAGCTAAACTAATTGCTGATTTCTTATTATATCAGAAACGTATAGCTCAAGTATCATCTTGGATTGATGTTGTCATAGACGATAGAGTACATGGTAAGGTTATACCTAATGGTACTATTACAGGGAGGATGACACATCGAGGTCCTAACATGGCTCAAGTCCCTAACATACATAGTCCTTACGGTGAAGAGTGTCGTGCTTGTTGGACTGTACCAGATGGCTATAAGTTAGTTGGTATTGATGCTAGTGGTTTAGAGTTACGTATGTTAGCTCACTACATGAATGATGCTGATTACATTGAGGATGTTGTTAATGGTGACATCCATACAACCAATCAAGAACTTGCTGGACTAAAGACACGTGACCAAGCTAAGACATTTATCTATGCTTTAGTCTATGGTGCTGGTGATGCTAAGATAGGTAAGATAATTAATGGTGACATGAAGAAAGGTAAAGCATTGAAACAAAGATTCTTTGCTAACTTACCAGCATTAAAAACTTTACGTGACAGAGTACAACAAGCTGCCAACAGAGGTTTCTTAAAAGGTATTGATGGTAGAAAGATATATGTAAGAAGTCCTCATGCTGCACTTAATACTTTACTACAAGGTAGTGGTGCTATTGTAATGAAACAAGCTATGATAAATTTATATGAGTTGATTAAGTTAAATACTTATGATGCTAAGTTTGTTGCTAACATCCATGATGAATGGCAACTACAAGTCAAGGAATCTCAAGCTGATTCTGTAGGAAGAGTAGGTGTTGAGTGTATTGAGAAGGTAACAGAGCAATTTAAAATGCGATGTGATTTAACTGGTGAATATAAAATAGGAGGTAATTGGAGTGAAACCCACTAAAGAAAATAGAAAGAAGTTTGACCTAGACTTAGAGTATGGTCAGATAAGAGAGGATAGGATAGCAGATATGCTAACTAATAAAAAGATTGAGGTCAAGTCAGAACGTGGTATGTGGATGAAGACTGGTAACATATGTATTGAGTATGAATCATATGGTAAACCATCTGGTATCTGTGCTACTGAATCAGACTATTGGTTTCATAATCTTTGTATTGATGATGACATATTCTGTACGTTTATATTTGATGTCCCTAAACTAAAACAACTGATTGATAAATTAGATTTTAAGAAGTCTGTTTGTGGTGGTGACAACAAAGCAAGTAAGATGTGGTTAGTAAATATACAGAAACTATTTACATCTGATGTCTTTAAAACATATAAAGAGCTAGAAAATGAATAAAACACTTGACAAAACTCAATTAGACAAGTATAATAAGTTTACATCTGAGTCCGGACATTGGTATGCTAGAGATGGAGAACCTATGTATACAATCATAGGTGCTAATGGTAAAGAAAGAAACACCACATTAAGAGATGCCAAAAGTATTGGACTTGTCCCTTCAGTTACAACCATTTTAGGTATGGTTGCTAAACCAGCTTTAGAGAATTGGAAACTTACTCAAGCTATCAAAGCAGCAATTGATTTAGATAGAGGAGAACAAGAACCTTTTGATTCTTTTACTTACAGATGTAAGAATGAAGCTAGACAGGTTGGTTTAAAAGCAGCCAAGCAAGGGACAAAGATACATGCTCAAATAGAAAAAGGTTTCTTAGGTAAAGCTAAGACTAAGCCTTACAAACTTATTCAAGCATGGTTAGACGAGAACTTTCCTAACGAAGACTGGATAGCAGAGGATTCTTTCTGTGCTGAACAAGGTTATGGTGGTAAGATAGACTTATACTGTAAGTCAGGAATCTTTGTGGACTTTAAAACTAAAGATAACCTTGAAGGTAAAGACCCTAGTAAATTAGTGTATGATGAACATGGTATGCAACTTTCTGCTTATGCACAAGGTTGTAATATAGATGACCCTACAAGAGTTTCTATATTTGTAGATAGAGCAGATACAGGATTAGTCTTGTGTCATATATGGGATAAAGAATCACATGCGAAACATAAAGAAATGTTTAATAGCGTATTAAGATATTGGCAACTGGTGAAAAATTATGAATGGCAATAAGTCTAAACAGTTAAGAAGAAAAGCAGAGGGTATGTTAATTGATTGGTTAAGAACTATGATACCAGAAGGAGAAGATACTTCTAAAATTAATAAGAAAAACTTACATGAATTTTTACCAGAACAAACTCATCTCTTTGCTAACAATAAATTTATGTTAAGTGCTTATAGTTTAAGATGGTTTTATAAACAAGTAAAAAGAAATCCTAATGTACAATTAAAGGATTTACTTTAATGGCTAGAAAACCTAGAAAACCTAGACCTAAAAAAGTTAATGTACCTAAAGGGTATGATAGTAAATGGGAATATGATATACATCAATCTGTTTTAAAAGGTTGGGAACATCATAATCAAAACATAGATTATGTTGTTGAGCATAAATACGAGCCTGACTTTATTAAAAAAATTGATGGTAAAATAATATTACTAGAAGCAAAGGGAAGGTTTTGGGATTACTCTGAATACAGTAAATATATTTGGATAAGAGAAGCTCTTAAAGAAATAGTAGAAGATTATGAATTAGTCTTTCTATTTCAGAAACCTTTTTCTCCTATGCCACAGGCTAAGAAAAGAAAAGATGGAACTAAAAGAACTCACGCTGAATGGGCAGAAACAAATAACTTTACATGGTATAG